TCGACCAGGAAGGTTGGATCGGCTGGTTTCTCCCCAGTTCCTGGCCTGAATGCTTGCAGTTTTTGATTTATACTTGGCAGAACACTCCTCGGCACACCCTTTTCAGCAACCGCCCTTTTGAGCTGTTGAGCTCCAGTAGCAAGTTGCCGACCAGGATGAAGTCTTGAGATGGAGCGTTCCCAGTTGTACTTCAACGCTCCATCGTATGAGGCGCGGTCTATTTTCAATAGAATCAAATCGCCTCGTATAACCTTACCATCCTTAATGAGACTCGGAGGTACAGGCGTAGCCCCGCTCGGTGTAACCACCTCACACTCATCAGGACGTGCAGGTATAAAACCTGCAAAAATCATCTCGTCCAGCCGTTGGGTCGATTGTGCCACGCCAACCGCCCGATTGACCCAGCGAACGGCCACGGCTGGATTCTTTGCCCGTATGTTGCTGAAGTCAGGCATCTGGAGAGGGCGCGCTGTTACATTTGGAAAAGGATCCCGTTCGCCTTCACGCTTAACGGGTTGGTTCGTCATCGCCATTTTATATTCTCCTTAGGCTTCGCCTAGGCTTCGCCTACAAAACGCATCTTCTTTTTGGCCTCAAGATACCTCTCCGGGGTCATGAACTTGGATTCCTTCATCATCTTCTTTACAACGTCGCTCTCCGAGTCAGCCAGTCTATCTGGAGGAGGCTCGTTACCAATCTTAACTTCAGCCGCTTGCGAGACAGATTCGATGAAATCGGTCGGTTTCTCCATCATCTCTTCGATGTGTTTTCCTTTAATGTAATCAAAGATATTCAACCAGGTCTGAGCCATCATAAGATTCGTCTGAGGTTGAACTTCGTTTGCAGCTTTTTCAATCTCACCACGCCACTTATCCCAAAGACGGGCGTGTGATATACGACCGCCTGGAGTTTTAGAAAATTTATCCTGCAAGGATAGACGAGCTTCCATTTTTGCAGCGTTGCTACCGGCCTTTACAGCGGCCATAGCAACGGGCTGCGCCGCATCGTTAAAACGCTCGTTGAAGGCGCGATCCTCATCATCTACAACTGAGGTATAGGTTTTAGGAGTCTGTGGAGTAGCTGGTCTCCGATAGTTCGCTTCCAGTTCGTTCATTTTGGATTTGACCTCGTCATAACCATTTTGAACGGATGTTAACGAAGCTTTAGTGGTATTTAACTCCGTTTCAAGAGCGCCCGCTCTTGCCTTCAGATCAACACCATCTTTGATGGCCTGTCGAATCTCAGCAGGAGTCATACCCAGTTCCTCACTCAACTTATCCATATCACTTTTGAATAGACTCGGCATTTCCTTCTCCTATCTTCTTAAACCTACCACTTGTGACACCTTTCTGGTATTCCCGCACTTCGTGTGCGAGCATTAATAGAAACTCAACGGCATTTATCTCGCCCTGTTCTCTGTAGAGTTCTATTATTTGTTCTTCCTTCCTAAGTTTACCTACTAACTGTTGTCGCCACTCCGTTAAAAAACTATTGAATTCTTGTGGAGCCGCCTCCCACCATTGGAGGAATTTGACCGGGTTGCGCAGCAGGTGGTCCAATTTGTTGCTGATTAGGTTGGGCATTTTGACCTCCTTGCGGTGGTTGTTCGGCCTGACTCATATCGATTTCTGGAACCAAAACGTCAATATCCTCTTTTTCAAATACTCGTAGAACTGATTTCATAACTTTATTAGATGCCTCGATTGCGTTCATCATGTATTGTTTTACGGGCGGTGGAACCATCATTCCACTGGCTTGCGCCAGTAACTGCGTTACACCCATGTAATGTTGCCGTAGTAACTGCGTTAACATTATTTCGTTTTGTTTTTCGACTTCTTTGTTGACTGAGGAGGTAGAAGAGTATATCGGTAAACCGATCCGCTTGCTTTTAACCGCTTCAAGAGCGCGCGTAATCTTGTCTGCTTGCTCACCGAACATCTCCAGTATATCCGTTGAGACTCCAAACTTGGCATAGTCATTCAACAGAATACGACCGAGCTTTGTATGACAATATCGAAGATCAGAGATATTTAAATCGGTACGACGATTACCTTCTTGCATCACTGACAAGGTACCCATCGCAGTGTAGATACCACGTTTGCCTTGAGAACCTGTTCCGACACCTTGCATAGGAGGGGATATACCAGCACGCCGCTCCGCGAGTTCAAGAGAGAAACGCTCGTCTTCTAAAGCGGAGTCGGCTTTCTCGCCACAAGCCAAAGGCTCGATTTCGTCCTTCTCAGCCGGAACAGTAGCACTAGGATAAAAACGGTACCCAGCATGAAGCTTAGAATCAGGGGAAACACGCCATGCTCTAGTGTTGGCAATGGTATGATTGTCAAGACGTTGGTTGTGTATCTCGCTAATCTCTTCTTGAAATGACCATAGAGTCTCACAGAATCCATACCCATAAATCATATCAGACCGGTAAAATAGGCGACCAAGAACATAAGGAAGAATAGAATGCGTATCATAGATACCTCGTAGGAGTGTATTAGTGTTTTTATGGTAAGTAGCAATGATGCGAGGTTTGTATTGTCCACTCGGATCCTCCCACTTTAACCAGCATTCATATATATCCCATTCCTTATACCCATAGGTACCAGTTGTTTTACCTCCAAGACTCTCCTCTTTTAACTGCGTTGCGTGTGGAGGTGCGGTACGATCAGGTTTAGACAGGATATCATCTACTTTCAACGGTGAGTAAATCTTGAAGAAACGACGTTCTAGAAGCTCACCTTTGGTCATTCTCCTTTTATGAACGACAATATCACATTGTTCCAGTGTCTTAGCCCCTACTGGAATCATGAAATCTTCAAAGGCAATCTTTTCAGGTCTTGGACCTTCGTAGTCTACCTCCTTCATAAATGAGACTTCGTCATCACCAAGACCATCACCGGACCCACCCATTACTTCGTATCGATATCTCACTTCGTGAGGGCACTTTAAAAGCGAAGTGCCGTATTGAATGGTATCACCATAGAACTCGTGATAAACACGGTATAAATCTAACTGTGTTGGTTCGATACCAACGAACTCCATGAATTCCTCTAACGCAGTTCGAACGTTGTCATCAAGATCCGGATGTTTACCGAATATCTTCGATACCCATACGGGACGTGTTTTCAAAACGGCGGACATTACGCGAGCAAGTAATGTGTCACTAAAAGTAGCAACAATAGGTACAATGAGATTAGAAGCGTTATAGAAAGGAAAATCACGAGTCTTTTCCCGAGGCTCAGCTTCGTAGGCTTTACGCCACTTCGTGACCTTATCCTCATGTAATTGCGTTAAACCTTCTTCAAGAGCCATGATTCGATCACGAAGGTGGTGCTTAAGCTTGGCTTCGCCTTCGGAGCCGAATGTCATTGGTATGAAAGATTCAGGCATTAGCGGTGCTTCCGTGTTTTAGGTACGACCCGTTCTCCTTTATGAAGCTTATAGTTACCAGTTTTCTTAACTTTACCACCCTTATTCATATGTTTGATAATCGCCGCGAGCGGTGATACGGCTTCGATCCCTTCCAGCCATCCGGGTGTTTTGTCTTTAGCCATTTTATCTATCCTTCTTACGTTTCATAACCGACGATGTACATATAGCCCAAGCGGAGCTTTTGCCCTTGCCTTTGGCCTTGACCTTTTTAACACAACGCTCTAGCTTCGCTGGCATCAGTTGGATCCAATCGAATACGGTAGATTTATCTTACGAGCTTGCTGGGCATTAACCATACGCCAGCGTTGCTGTTCAATCCAAGATTGAGGGAGCTTTAACATTTGGGGCACGTATGCCAGCCCATCAAGAATGTCACAGAACTTTCCTTTGGGGAAAGTCGTATACTCCCCTCGAAAATCCATGAATCGTCTTTGAGTATAAAACCGATTAGATTCGAAGATCGGAGACAACACGTTCCGGATTCTGTATTCTTTCCCGCGGGATATGGTGCCGTCTGGTCCGTCGACTTCGCCTTTAAGTTCGATAAGTCTAAGATCCCGTCCTTCCAATCGATTTCTGAAATTAATATGGTACGCCAGGTATTTCTGGGCAGCGATTGTTTCAATACCAAGTTTTCGTAGACCATGCTCACCTGCCATGGTGTAGATTTTCTCGATGTACTTGTCTACGTTGCAGGCTTCTGCCCAGCAAGCTAGATGATAATAACGTCCTTCGGACGATAGACCAACTACGTTGATGGAGTGGCGGCATCGCCCTTGAACACCACTGTGATTTGGATCCGTTACGATACATTTGGAGAGCTGCGCTACAGGTACATCTTTGATAACAATACCATCAACTACTTCGTGTTTAATCCACTGTCGACCTTTGTCATCATCATAAAACGAGTAATACCGCAGGTCGGATTCTTTGAAATCGGCGTTTTCAGGTGCCGCTGGATTGTTCAGATATTGACAAGAGAAGTGATAGGAACCTAATCGTCTGCGAAGCAGGTCTAGTTTCTGGGCGGAGAATTCTTCTGGAAAAATAGGTGTATCGCTAGGATGAGCAGCGCAACATCCACCAAGAGCAGAATGAGTTTCGATAGTAAACCATGGTTCGTTTTCGAGTATCCAGCTATTGAGGTCAATATAAGCCCAGCGATTGCCAATAACCAACTCATCGTTCTCGAAGATA